GAGGCCTGGTCCGTGCCCACGAGATACATCGTCGGATTGATGACGGACTATGACGATGAGGGCAATATCAAGACTCCGAATCCGCAGGCTGGCGGGACGTGGATTTTTGGTGATTCTGAGGTGAAGATCGGCCAGCTGCAGGCAGCCGACCTACACCAGTCAATCGCGATGATCAATGACCTTCGTTCCGATATCGCACGGCTTAGTGGTGTGCCTGTTCACATGCTTCAACTCACCACGTCGTACCCCAGTGGTGAGGCGCTTCGAATCGCCGAATCGAGTCTGGTCGGGAAGATTCGTGATCGTCAGGTGGTGTTCGGGAACAGCTGGGAAGATTTGATTTCCATGCTGGTTGACGGTGATTTTGAGTTGATGTGTCGTTGGACACCAGCCGAAACCGTTTCCCAAATCGAATCGTGGCAGGCAGCCGTGTTGCAGCGGAACGCTGGGGTGAGTGCCAGACAGATTCTCCGTGAACGAAACTACACCGACCCTCAAATCGACATGATCCTTCAGGAAAGATTCGACGAAGACCAGCAGCAGCGTGAATTGCAGTCGATGTTGTTCAACTCTGGGGCCGATACTTACAATCCTGATCTGAATCTGTAATGACGATGCAAGAACTAATCAGACAGCAGCGAAGGGAGTTGAAGAATTCCGAATCGCTGCTGTTCAGACAGATCATTCTTCGTTATCGGGGACTGTGGGACTGGCTGCGAGTTCGCTTGGCTGAACTCGATTCGCAGATGACGGGATCATCCATTCCCGTTTCGATCCAGCTGGAACAAATTCGTCTCCGTCAGTTCCGAAATGAACTCCGATCACAGCTAGCAGCCGTATCAGGGGAACTGCTGCCCATCATCACCGAGAACCGATTTGAACTCGCAGCCCTCGGCATAACCCATGCCGATGCGCTTGTACAGAACGGAGTGGCTGCAGCGAAGATCGAGGCCAATCTGAACCGAGTCCCGATAGAAGCCATCCAGTCATTAATCCTGGCTTTTGATGAACGTGCCCCGATCAGATCGCTTCTTGACAACATCAATGAGGCTGGCGCTGATCGCGTGTTGAAGGTACTGGAAGAGGCTTTGGTACGTGGAAGCAGCCCCAGAAAGTCGGCCACAGCCGTTCGGAATGCATTGAAAACGACTCGATCACGGGCTTTGTTGATCGCCCGCACAGAGACACTTCGTGCCTATCGGGCCTCTTCGATGATGAATTTCGAAGCGAATCGCGATTTACTTCGGGGCTGGCGCTGGGTGGCCAGCTTGTCTTCTCGCACGTGTCCGAGTTGTATTGCCCTTCACGGGACAGTCCATCCACTCGATGAAGAGTTCGGTGAACATCCCGCTGGGAGGTGTAGCCCTGCCCCTGTCGTTATCGGTGATGATCGAGTCTGGGAAACGGGATCAGATTGGTTTTCGAAGCTGCCCGTGGCCGATCAGCGCCAGATTCTAGGACAGAAAGGATTCGATCAGTACCAATCGGGGATTCCATTATCTTCATGGATTCATGAATCGGTTGACGACCGATGGGGATTGACCAGGCGCAGCAAAACTCCGAATTGATCTGATGTCATGCACATCATTCACGATCTTGTTTTGGAAAACGGAGTCACCGTTCAACACCATGAAGTTATGGAAGTTCGTTTTGAACTCGGGACGAATCAGATTTCAGCCCTTGTCAATAGTTGGGTGAATACGGCAGCCCGATCAGATGAACGGCCACCAGTGATCGTTCAGAACCTGGAATTACCTTTCGATCCTGTCCAAATCGCCCCGATGATTATTCAGGCTGACGGAAACATTCCACTGGCCATTTATCAAGCAGTGATTGCGATGCATTTTGTCGGCGGAACATTTCATCCGAATTGAATAGTTGATGCCCCTGGTGGGCATCCAGGAGACTAATCGAATATGAATGAAAATGAATCCCAGGTGGATGATGTTCAGAACCAAGACCAGACCGACGTAAATAACGAAGGTGCTGGTGTTCACGACCCTAATGCCAACGTCGATGTAGCAGCTTTACAAGCTGAAATTTCGAAGTTGCGAAAAGAGGCTGCGTCCTATCGAACCAAATCGAAGGAATTACAAAGCCAATTAGCCCAGGCCAATCCTACGATTGAAAATGCCACGGCTAGAATCGCAGCCCTGGAACAATCCCTAGCCGATCAGAAACGTGCTGCTGATTTAATGATCGCAGAATCCGTGGCTTCACAAATGGGTTTTCAAAACCCTTCTTTAGCCCAATCGTTTTTGGGTGAGACTGATTTTGTTGGTGGTAAGCAGTCTATCGCTGAAAGACTTTCGGCTATCGCAAAAGACAATCCCTATCTTCTCAAATCAGCCCGCACAGATGCGTCTGCACACGATCACTCTACTGATCAAAACAACCCAAATGCGTGGCTGTTTAACTTGATGAAGAAGTAATGGCTAGATACTAAAGTTCCTCTTTGTGTTCCTCGTGCGAATTGTAAAGCAGTAGCGCTTGATTTAAGGCGCGAGGAACACAAAAACTATGCCATACAATGATCTTACCAATCGCACCGCACTTGAAGGCGGAATTCCCAAGCCTCTTTTAAATAAGCTTTGGGAAGGCGTTACTCATCGTTCACTGACGATGCAAGCATTTGAGACGATTCCGATGCCCGCAGGCACCACGCGCATGGGGGTTGTTGATGCACTGCCCGTGGCTTTCTTCCAAAATGCTAGCGACATTGGCAGCGGCCAAGCCACTAAGTTCGGTTGGGCTAACAAGGAAATCGTGGCTGAAAGCATCATGTGCTTCATCCCGATCCCGCGAACAGTGCTGGAAGACACTCAATTTGACGTGTTTGAATACGTTCTTCCCAGAATGGAAGAAGCGATTGCTTACACTCTGGACCAGGCCGTTCTGTTCGGTACGAATGCACCTGCTAGCTTCCCCTCGGCCCTTTTCGTCCAAGCCGTGGCGGATTCAGCCAGCTACACGATTAACACGAACGCAGCAGGCGGCGGCATCGCCGAAGATTTGAACAAGGCTACCGAACGATTGGCCCTGTCTGGTTACGATGCCTCTCACATTCTGACGGGCAGCGCCATGAAGAACAAAATCCGAAGAGGCCGCGCCACCGATGGTCAGCGCTATTTGGATTTAAGCACCGAAAGCTATGAGGGAATTCCCTTTGTCTTTGGGACAAATCGACTTTTTGCCGCAGGTTCTGGCGCTTGTGCAGCTTTGGTCATCGACCGCAGCCAGTACGTGTTGGGCATCCGACGCGATCTGGAACTCAGCGTGATTGAACAGGGTGTGATCACTGCCCCGAACGGTGATGTTCTTTACAACACCACTTCCCAAGACGGTGTGATCCTCAGAGTCATCATGCGGGCTGGTTGGCAGCGTGCTAATGCCGTGGCCCTGGATCAGATCGGTACGAACGAAGTTCAAACCCTCACTCAGTCTGGTGTGTCTTCAGGTACGCAAACGATCAGCTTCGGCGGATACAGCACGGCTGCCCTCGATAGAGAAGCCACTGCGGCTGAAGTCCAAGCTGCCCTGGAAAATCTTCCTTCCATTGGTGCAACGAACGTCAGCGTGGCCCGATCTGGTTCGGCTGGTTCAAGAGTCTACACCGTGACGTTCCTTAATGCCCTGGGTAGCCAGAACGTTGGCAACTTGAGTGCCACTTCCACAGCTGGTAGCATCGCGCAGGCCACCACGACTGCTGGTGTCGCTGCTGCGAGAGTCAGCGCTGCTGCCCTCGTTAATGCCTAATCATTAACCCCGACCAGAAGACCACGATCACAATTAAGGATCGTGGTCTTTTTCATTTACCGAATTGAACTTTCATGCAGGTATTTCAAAACATCTCAGATGCAAGGCTAGCCCTGGGAGAACTCGTGGCTTACGACCAATACCCAACCCTAGCCGATCACGAAATGGAAGACGTTCTGATGCGCTGCCGTGTGAAGGATGCCGCAGGACTTCCAGTATCAGACAGAAACTACTGTCTGACCATCGATATGATGGTCGCAGCTTCTCGATGTTGGGCCAGAAAAGCAGGGCGTGCTGCTGGTGACTTTGAATTCCAATCGGACAACCAGAAGTTTTCGAGAGAACAGATCATAAAGCACTGCTTGCAGATGCAACGATACTATCAGAGTCAAACCGTCGGATCGTGGCCAGCCCCGACCACAAACACCAAAGCCCGATTTGAACTGCCTATCGGCTGGGGTGATTAATGCTATTCACAGAACAGCAGCTGAACTCTATGCGTGCAGCCCTCGTGAAGACGATGGACAGCACGGCATCACGCATGGTGAAGCAAACAGTCTCAGACAATCGGGGTGGTCGAGAAGTGACTTGGGTAGCCGATTTGGAGTTCCCGTGCAGGCTGAACACCAAACCACCGAGAACAGCCCAAATCGAGTCTGAAGCAAAGATGATCAGTGATCCTGAGTTTCACATGATCTATCCCTATGACGTGCGAATCCAATCGTATCAGAGAGTGACTATAAATGGTCAGGTATTTGAAATCATCGCAGTCTTCCACGATCCTACGACAAACCTTCACGGAAGGGCAAATCTTAGAAAGGTGGATTAAAGATGATCGGCATGTCAGCCCAAGTTAATCTAAAAGGGCTTCAAAACTATACCAAAAACCTAACAAAAAACCTTCAGACGGCTGTGGACCAAACAACCCTTATCGTTCAAGGTGTGGCCCAAAGAAATGCCCCTGTAGACACAGGTGCTATGAAAGCCTCGATCTTTTCTCAAACCAGCCGATCCAACGGTTTGGCCACTGCGATGGCTACAAGCACATCACTCAATAAGGATGTGAACTTCTATGCCCCGATCATGCCCCTGCTGCCATTTGAAGGAAACGTGTATGTCGGGGCTAGTTACGGGAAGTTTCAGGAATACGGAAGTAGCCGAAACCGACCCACGTTCTTTATGACACGTGCAGCTGCTGAAGTACAGCCGCAGTTCCGAAAACTCACCGAATTGGCGATTAGAAGGAGTACAGCCTAAACCATGTTATCAGCCCTGGAAGAAGCCATTTATGATGTTCTGAGTAACAGCACAGATATCACAGAAGTTGTGGATGATCGGATATATGCTGGCTATGCCCCTGAAGGCGCAGCGATGCCCTATATCGTGTTCAATTACGTCACGGGTGAAGATTGGTTATGTGGTGGTGGAAATAACCGTGTTGGCACCGTGGCCAGGTATCTGATCGAGGCTTACCAGCAAGGTGAATCCTTTCCTCATCAACTCGCCGAATTGATAGATGAAGCCCTGAATGGTGGTCAGTGGACTGATGGTGATGTGATCGTGGATTTCTATCGTTTACGACCATTTTCACAGCCAGACAACACTGATGGAAGAGAATTTCGACGTTCTGGTGGCTTTTACGAATTGATTGTTAGAGGCTAACTTTAAAATGACAGGCTTATTACTTAAAGATGCAGTGATGACCATTCTCAGCCAGGGAACCGAGGACGGAACGATTGGTCCCCCAGTCGGCAGTGCAGTTACAGTTTGTGTTGACAGAATTCGGATTATGCAGAGTCGCGAGGTCGTGGATGCATCATGCCAGCAGGATGATTTCCCCGTAAATAGAGTGACGAAGTTGGGTTGGGAAATGACCGTTGAAATGAAACTTGAAAAGGGTGGGACGTTTGCTGCAAGTCTTCAAACCAACAGCCTCGTAAGTTTCGACATCACGGCTTCGGGATACAATGTTGAAGGTGCAGGCATCGTGACTCAAATCGAGGCCACGTTTGACAATCCGTCTACTCTTTCTATCACAATCGCACCATATGGATCGGGACTGACCGTAACTGCCAGCTAAGGGGGATCGTAATAGATGCCTGTTGGAATTAGCCTCTTAAACGAGGTTCTGGTAACGATTACACCGATAGGACCAGATACTAGCGCCACTCGTGCGCTGGATTTGGCTGATACGGCTAACTGGCCTGCATCCCCAGGCCCCACCACGGTGAAGATCGATAGAATGCGCATTCAAAGATCGCGCACGCTGGTTGATCACAGCACAGCCCAAGACCTGTATGATAATCAGCGGATTGTCAAATCGACATTTGTTATCACGCTGGATACAAAGTTGCAGAATGACGGGGCTGAGTTGTCCATCATGGTGGCCACTGGCAGTATTGTTGGCCTCAGCTGCACAGCCCAAAAAGCCTCGTTCACTGTGCCGTGTCTCGTAGAAAGTTTTGATGTCAGTCTTGACAATCCATGTACACTTTCAATGACCCTGAGATCAATCGGAGTTCCCATAGACTGGGACACCAATAGTGATTTCACCCCATAATCCAAAACAACATGAGTTTAAAGAAACTATTAGCCCAAAAAGTAGAAGTCAAGGACATCCCCATTCATCACGGGGATATGACATTTATCGTGAGAGGCAAACCCGACGGCACTCTCTTGACAAAATACAGTCTCGATCAGAAGGATTTCGATCTGCAACTTCGCCACTGTGAAAAGAATATCGGAAAGAAGATTGATCGCGGATCATTCAGCCAAATGTTCCTTGTGAAAGAGTGTCTTGTCAACGACGAAGTGGTTGAAAATGGTCGTTATGAAATTTCGGAAATCGCAAAGCTGGCTGTAGAACACGGACCACTCTATTTGCAGATTCTTCACGCTACGATGGAAGTTCTCGGGCTAGTTTCAGCCGTGGAAGACGATCCTGATGATAACGTCGATCTGATCGCGGATCAATCGTTGGGAAAATAGTGTCGGACGGAGGGCTTTTGCCCTCTGTTCGAATCAGCATCATCAGACACGTGGTGAAGGCCACTGGCCGTCATCCCGAAGTTCTGCTTCGCGAAGGATGGACGATGGACGAAATTCAAGACATCGTGGCGATCAATCGATTGACTGAAGCAGCCGAGATTGAAAGCACGAAGAAGCAGCAGTCATCTTCCCACGAGTTCTCCAATCTGAAGAAAGGCCAGTCCATCAAACTTTAACCGAATTGACCTGACATGGCACAGACTGACGTTTTATCAATCGGAGTTCGTCTGAGAGGGTTAGAACAAGTGTTGGGCGGAATGGCGCGAATTCAGCGCCAGACCCAACAGACGGCCCAAACCGTGGACTTACTTAGCCGATCAGCGCAGGGCTTTGCTGTCGCTGCAGGTGTGGTGGCTTTTGCCTCTCTCAAGGCATACGACAGCTTCGCCCGATTTGAACAAGGTGCCAAATCCCTTCTCGGAACACTGGAAGGAAAAAGGTTCGCCCGCGCCATCCAAGACCTGGCCGTGCCTAGCCCGTTCCAGTCCGATCTGCTGCGAAAAGGGGCACAGGGCCTGATCAGCACTGGCCTCAATCCTGCCCGTGCCACGAGAGTTCTTAGCGCCACATCAAACCTGGCGGCTGCGGGTGGTAGCACCAATGAAGAATTCAGTCGAACCATGCTGGCGCTTCGTCAGATTCAAACAAAAGGCTTCGCCCGTGCTGAAGAAGTCAATCAGCAGCTGGCAGAGTCACTTCCACTTCTGATCGCAGCCGTGAGAGAACAGACAGGCCGTGACCCAATCGGGCTGTCGGCTGATGAGTTCATGAATGCCGTGATTAAGGCAGGGGAAGGCAAATATGGTAATGCAGCTGGCAGTCTCAGCGCAGCCAGCCCGATGATCGCCATTCAGAACCTTGGGGAAATGATCATGAATTCAATGATCCCCACGGGGAAGAGGCTGACGGAAATGTTATCTGTCTTGATGGCAGGTATTGAACCTATGATCAAGATGTGGACGTGGCTAAATGAAACCTTGATGGGTATCCCTGGCCTTATTCTGATCGTTGGATTACTCACCATATCAATGAAAGGCCTCGCAGCTTCCATGCGCGGGGCTATCGCGCATTCATTGAGAAAAAATGTAGCTGATCTGAAACAATTTAATAATCTTCAGATGGTCAACTTTGCTTTGGGTGTATTCTATCGAAGATTGCAGGCGGCTTCATTTGGTGGTGGTTTTGAACCACTACACTATTTGAGAAAACACAGTCCTGGTAGAAGTGCAAAGGGAAAGAGAATTCTAAATCTGAATCAGTTAGCCCTAACCAATCAAGCCCCGTTTAGCTGGCTATTTGGCGATCTTAAGGCTAATGCTAACGGCACAAACAGACTCAAGATCGGGCTGTCGGCATTAAAAAATGTTCCACAAACACTCAAAACCCTTAACTTCACGAAGCTGCTTAAATTCAGCGGATGGTTACTGGCCATCGGCTTGGCCATCGGCTTGGCCATAGACTCAGCCCCGAAGAGGGGTGAGAATCTAGGTAAGATTTTCAAGCACTTCTATAACAAGATGATGGAATGGGGTGACATGCTGGCCCAAAATCCAGTTGTTGAGGCTGTGAAGAGAGTGATTGATGCGATCACGGCCATTTGGGAACAGCTTGTCTCTATCGTGGCTTTGGACTGGTTGGTGTCACTGCTTGGGATCGAAGATGATTCCAAGGGCAAGGCCAATGCCGACAAGGTGCGTGATGCCCTTGGAAGCACGGCTGACAGGCCGATCAGGCGTGGTGATGCGGAAGTGTGGTGGCAGTCGAGACTAGCCGACATGCGCTAATCCGAATTGCCCTGATATGGCCAGACTGAAAGTTCTTTTGAATGCCCCAAGACCTGAAGTAGTACGAGAAGGTTTTCGGGCATTCCGTTATGCCACGAGTATTCAAACAGGCAGCCCCGTTCTTGATACAGACACGGAAGGTGGCAAATCGGGAATCCAAGGATGGAAACCCGTGGATGATCCGAATCTATGGAGAAATCCCGCCACTGGCGCTTTCATCGTCAGACCATCGGGGTTGAGGGATGATTTTTTCGAATCACCAAATTATGCCGATGGTAAATTTCAAACGTCACACTGGCGTTACATACCTGCGGACTGGCTGACTATCCCTTATGAGGCCTATCCTGGCCAGTCAGGCAGCATCACCGCATACACACCACAGCTTCCGTCAGAACTTGCTGAACTCAGCCAGATCAGCTGTGGTACGCATATGGACAACTGGATCACCCAGGCAGGCACGGCCCTGCGCTGGCAGTTTGAATTGAATTACGCACTTCCTGTTAATGCAAGCTGGGGAGTCATCGTCCAACCACATGGTACAGCATTATACAAATCTATCAGTTTGCTGGCCGTGGGATTTGGAATACGGTTTGTGATCGATTTAAATTCAAATGGTATTGCCAAGCTGTGGATGAGATTTGGAAATGAGTGGTCGAATATTGATTCGTTTGATTACGTTCAAGGTGGTGTTGACAGTAAGAGGGCTTTCAGTTTAAACGTTATTCCTGGGGGAATTGGCGGGATAACGTTCCTGTTCTCACAAGCAACCACCAAGACCAAAACGGCACGTGGTACAGCTGGATCAGCACCACGAAAGGATGTTGCGTTTTATGTTGATGTGAGAAAGTACGATCCAAGTATAACATTCGATCAGAATCGGGGTACATGGAACGCAGTTCCACAGGGTGTACTTTGCATTGCAACCAGAAAGAGATTATCAAAAGTAAACTTTGCACCGTATCGTAACATCTTCCCCACAACGCTTGTCACGACCAAGTTAATGCCCGAAAACCTGCTTGATCTGAAAGAACAAGGTGGCTTAACCGTGGTGCCCTTCGGGATTGATTCCATCGCGCCATTTCCTGACAACAAACCGTGGATGGACACCAACCCACTCAACACGGCTGGTGATGGTGGCTGGGACGTAGACGATTTGATCTGCCCGATTGAACTGAAGATGAGGGCAGACGTGAACTACAGCCCCGAGTTCTGGGGCTATCGCATGTTCGTGCCCGACCAACTCGAAACACCTGAATGGACACCGATTGATATCAGCGACAAATTCACATCGCTTCAATTCACATCCAGCCTCGATCTGGATGCTGTCCCGTGCAAGATTAAGACGATCACGAACAACTTCGATGATCTCTATCGCACGTATGGCACGATCAAAATCGTGATCGATGATGATGACGAAAATCCAATCTGGGAAGGATACGTTACTGAACGTAGGCCTGTCCTAGAAAATGGTGAAGATTTTTGGATATCCGATCTGATCGATGGAAGATCAATCCACCAAAGACTTCGTGACAATCAAGCTGGCTTTGATTCTGTCGCAGGATTACCGATAAGAACTGCGATAGAAAGACTGCTGCAGCAGGCTGGATTTGCACTGGAAGACATCGAATTTGGGCCTGATGATGAATGGATGGATACGGACAATATCGCGTCATCAGAAGAAGGTGATCAAGATAAGATGTGGCGATCAGACACAACCGTGGCTGAAGCGCTGCTGTCCATCTTCGAAATGTATGGTGTTCAAGATCGATCAGCTATCACAATGGTTTGGCAATCGGGTAAGTGGTTGATCAGCACAGCCCCGAAATACGATCCCGTCACCCCACCGACGAAAAGATTCTGGATGGGGCCGATTCCACACAATGAAACGTGGATCACTGAAGAAGATCGCTGGGATGCTGAACAATTCCGTATCACTCAATTCCCCGAGTTCACGATCAGTCCACCTGAATTCAATGCCATTCGTGTGAAAGTGGCCAAGGGTACGGCTTCAGACACCGAAGCTGCACAGGCAAATATCATCGCTTCAGAAGAAGTCATCAATGATGATACGAGTGAAGACTTCACGGGCAGAATCATCGTAAAAACCGTGGATAGCCCGAAGGGTATGGCGATCACCACACAAGCCGAAGCAGAACGATTTGCTAGGCTGATGGTGGATCAGCTGTCAAAACGATTGGTGATAGGTAGCTTCATCGGAGAATGGCAGCCAACCGTGAAAGTCGATGATGTGATTGCATTGATCGGAAGACTTCCTGATGATAGCCCCGAAGGCTACAAGATCGTGAGTTTTGGCGCTTATCGAATCACGGAAATTGATGTGGACATTCGCCACGATACGGAAACAACTGACTTTAGCTGGGAAGGGACGTATATTTGCAAATATGAAGGACCAGCCGAATATCCCGAAGAAGATATTCTTATGTACAAGACGGAGGAACCAGAATGAGATACAGACCACCTGAACGACGTGCAGCCGAATCAGTTTTAGAACGGGCTTCTTATCGTGATCGAATCCGAAATGATCTCGGGGCTATGTCCCGTGGTAGTAAAGCAGATTCAGATATTAGCCAAGTTCCCGTGACTTCTTCACGATCACTACGCGATCCAGCCGATGGTCTATTTTGGTTTGTGGTCGGTTATAGCAAAGTTGGTGGCCCCGATAAAGTACCCGAGGTCTAACGATGGCAAAGAACATGTCAATCAATATTGGTGGTCCTGAAGACCAAGAACAAGCCACGATCAGTTTAACAGTCTCAGGGTGTTCGTGTAGAACAGAAGATTTCGTGATGGCACTCGTTCAGTTTGCTAATCGGTGGAAATCCGAGGCTGATGGAAGAGAAATCATTAAACCACCCGAAGGATTACAACCGTGTGGTGGTTGTAAGGATAAGAAGAAGAAGAAAGCCTAACCCCGAATTGGCATGTATATATGCCAAACAACGGTTTGATTTTCGAAGCTGACGCACTAGAATACAGTTTACACGGATCAGCTTCATATACTGGAAGTGGCGCTGGATATGGTGTCTATAGCTACGAAGGGACTGCTGCCACCCAATATGCTGTCAATACCCTGTTGACTCAGGCAGGCATTACGCTAACGGTGATGTCATTCGATGACGGAACAACCCAAGGATGGGAGGTAAGTTACGATGGCCCTGGGGCACCTTTCGGTGGCTACGTGGTCGCTGGATCGGGTTTTCAGTCTACTTCCGTGGCTGCTGTCATCCGCGATCTGAGAATCTATTCGAAGCTGACTGGTGCTTTGTATCGCGTCACGTGGTCGGGGATCGACATTTACGTGAATGGTGGCTACTCTACTACTCTGGCAGCTGGCGCTGATCTGACTTCGAACGGAGTCGGGCCTAACTACATCCCTGTGATCGGCGTGCCTCTCTCCGTAGAAGGAACGTGTTCAGCATCTCGAAATGGGATTAATGAGTTCGTTTTCGATCCGTGTGCCCCTGATGAGTTTCCCGATCAGGATTACATCACGCACACCACAGGGGCCATCAGTGGCCGAATGCGTTTCAAGCAGCCTGGGGATAGTGCTTGGCAGGCTTTGCCCGTGACGTTCAAGGTGAACGAAGCCCCGTCTGGATCAGGTTGTCCATTCGGGTTATCTACAGGCGGGATCGTGACTGGCAGCACCACCAGCAATAGTCAGATCAATCTGGAACAGTACACGAAGGTTGAGTTCAACTACGAAGGACGAACGTGGGTAGGGACCACTCGTTGTCGATGTTCCATCGAGGGCACAATTTATGACTACGGGGAAGGAACAGTCACCTGTTACGATGAGTGTACAGAGGAAGAAGTCCCGTGGTCGCCACACGTCTACAAAACCCACACCTGGGGCCGATCACAAGGTGGATCGTATACGCTGATCCCGAACCTGGAACGGGCCGTGTACAGAC